TATTGATTGTATGCTCTCACAATACGCTCAAGCTCTGAGACACCCCAACCACCAAACTGGCCACGAAGGATTGAAGGAGCCTCTTTGCCGTTGATCTTGATCACGTTGGTTTTATGTAATACGTGCCCGTAGTAGTTATAAGGTCTTTCGACGTCATTAGTCCTAAACTGATCCACACCCATACCATCAGGCGTATAAGATAGCTCCCACCTGTCTGCAGCGTAGAAAGCAAGCGGTGTATGCTGTTTAACTCTTTTGATGTTAAAAGGCTCTTTTTCATCCTGGCCCGCGTTTATAATAACACCGCTACCGCCGTAAGTTCTGGCATACTTGCACGCCTGTGCATAAGTGTTCAGGATATTGTTCTTGCTGATAAAGTGCTCAAGCTTTTTGATATCGTTGTCGTCAAACTCCGGGATCTTAAGAGTGATCCCGCCTCTAAAAGCATCGTCGACAGGCTGATCGCAGATGACTTGTATCACACCGTGCTCTTGGTACATCTCAGCTACAAGCATCCGGTTTAGGGTGATAGAGCTATATCGGTTGTTATACATAAACGGGGCAGCGCTAGACAAAGGTGCGGTTGGCATATTTGGACCAAGGGCCGCGAGGAAGTCCCCGATAGCGTTTTGTCTAAGGGTCTTAGATTCAGCAACAGAGTTTATTGTCGCTTCGTTAGTCTTAATCTCACCGTCCATGTGATGACCTCAATTTAAAGTTTGGTTTGTTTATAGTCTAGTTTTAAATACCTAAAGCTTCAAGTATATCTAATCCTTTGTTTATTCTGGATGACAGGGTTGCATAATTAATCCCATACTCAATTGACAATTCTTTGACACATTTAGTTTGACCATTAACATACTATTTCTGAAACGGCCTAAACAAATCCCGCGTCGTAAATGGATGCTTTGTGTTTAATCATGTCATCTAAGGCGTACCTAAGACTATCGATGCAATGATTCCAGTCGTCTACAACAATTGGTAAAACCTCATTAGTGTGTTTGTCTATCTTAAAAGAATACTTTTGAAACTCTTTTATGGTATTTGGACACGACGGATGGATCACTATCTTTCTAAAGCTCTTTAAGAACTCTATACCGTCTTCAACCGATCCGCTCCATTTCTTGGCCCCTTTGATATTATATCCGCCACCTTCTAAGTTTGCCAGATGGCTAATGGTCTCAGGCCTAGCACAATCGGCAAGTATCTTGTAATGCCGGCTTGCCAACACGCTGTTCATTAACGCGGGAAGCTCCGAAAGTTCAACCCCGTGGCCGTATCCCTCTTTGTCTATGTAAAGATTCTGATCTTTTATAAAGCATCTAATAACAACGCTCGGATCCTTAGAAAATCCAAAGTCCATGCCATGGTAGAAAGCGTTGACCCCTTCGCTGGAAAACTCTTGCACCACAAACTTGCCTTTAAATATTTGCGCGTCGCTTACGGTTCGGGTTTTACCTTCCCAAACGTGCAGATATTTCTCGTAATCCGTCTCCATCATGTAATTTTTTTCTTTTATAAGCTCTTGAGACAGGTGCTTATTGTCTCGCCAGTTAACCTCTGTGACAAGGGCTTGCGGGTGCGGCGTGGTTACAAACATCTTATACACAGGGTCATCGTCATTCGTTGGGTTAAAGCTAACGATAAACTTACTACCGGGCTTTCTAATTGTTGGTATGATTATATCCCAAGAGTTTTGAGTAACCCTGTCCGCTTCCTCAAGCCAACATATATCCACGGCCTCTGTAGATTTAATACTGTCGACGTTAAACGCGATACCCTTGAATATAAAAGAACTTCCGTTAACGCAAGTAATCTCGGCCTTTCCAACGTTAAACCAGGCGCCTAACTTGTATAGAGATATAACATCCGATAAAAGCTTGTGCACTGAGTCGGCAATAGATGACTGTAGCTCACGGGCGCATAGAATCTTTAGGGGCTGAGACATTGCGGCAGCTATAAGGTAGCGCGCGATACTGTGGCTTTTTGCAGACCCCCTGCCTCCGTGATAGACATAATATCTATAATTTGGAGAAAACAGGCCTGCAAACTTCTTGGGAACCGTTATTTTAATCTTTTGCGTCATCATCGGAGTCTATCCCAAAAATGACAGTTGGTGCCACGTTTAGGTTGCCATTGACATTAGTCTCGGTACGGTCGGTCCATTTAAATCTGTTCTTCATAGAAAAAATCCAGCTAGAACAATTAAAGCCTTTTAGCTTTCCAACGGTACCGCCTGTACCTAGTTTCTCCCAAAACAATAGACTTTTACTTAGACCAATATTTATACTGTCGGAGAAACTAGGGTGCTTATCTCTCCATTCATAAATAGTATCTCTAGACACGCTAACGACACCCGCAAACGATTCCATCGAGTAACCTTGCGAAAGATGTTCAATAATCATTTCGCAAAATTTTGGGTCGTATTTAGTTGGTTGGCCTCGTCTTTTTGGTTCTGGTTTCATTTCAGAGCGCAATCTGTCCATCTCTTCTAAAGGGATAGCCTGTCTTTTAGTCTTTTGTTTTGGTTTATTAGCCATAACTTAACTCTAATCAATCTAATGGTTTATGTCAAAAGTTATGAAAGTTTTTATTCAATATTTTTATTTAGTGTAAATTCACCGTTGATTTTCATCTTACAAATTCTTTGAGACACAGAACCTTGAGTCACCCCTAAAGACTCAGCAATATACTTGCCAGAAAAACCTAAACTTAAAGAACTTAAAATAAATTCATTAATTAAGTCTGATTTTTCTTTCATAAATCCAAAACTTCTTCGACGTCCTCTTTTTGAATTAGTAAGATTTTTAATTTCAAGAGTTAGATTTGAAGATATTAACGCCTTTATTTGAGAACTATCTACCTTTTTTCCTGGAATTTTTAACGGTTTATTTAGTTTGTTTCTTACCAAATTGTTGAGAACAACATCTAAAGAGTTCTCTTTTGGCGTTCCCCATTTTAAATTTTCTACGTTATTATTAAACGGGTCATCATCTTTGTGTAGGACCCATGGCTTCCCTTCAGGGTTCTCTAAAAAAGATTCGGCCACCAACCTGTGAATGTCTTTGGATTTTCCGTTCACTTTGGCTGCAAAATATTTCCTGTGTTTTGATCCTCTCAAAAAGAGACCACAGGGTTTCAAAAGAACCCCAGTTTTAGATAAATAATAGTTCCCTTCCAATTTAAATACCTCTAAGCTGTCCATATAAACCCCTGTAATATTTAGTATATAGACAATACACTAAATAAATTAAATAAAAAGCGATTTGTTTCGATTAGTTATATAAGGGAGGGCCAACCATGCAAGCTTATATAATGTTTATACTGATTTTTTTCTCTTCATATATTGCTGCTTAATCTAAACTTCTCAGAACAAACGTTTCACCTTCAACAGTTTTCAAAAGCCTTGAGGGGGTAGAAAACAAGGCTGTTTCTGTATCCGCCTTCCATTCTTATTTCTATCGGTGTAACCCCGTGGACGTTTTTCCAAGCAGGGTAAACCAACATAGAATTGTCTCGGCTATCTACGGTAGCCCCATAGTCTGGGACCGTGGTGTTTCCGCCGTCCGCTCTATATTTCTTCGCGATGATTATATTAACGCAACCTTCGAGGTTAGCCGCGTCGCGGTGGAAAGGTGCCGATATGTTGTAGTTGGAAATACTGCTGGTGAACAACCTTCCAAAACGCCATTTTTCAGGTATCTTTGTTTTGATAATTTCTTCTTGCCTCGCAAAGATATTGGGAGCTATTTGTTTTATAATCTCTTCTCCCTCGTAACAAAGCTGCAACATAGCCTTCACAAAAGTGTCGGCTGATCGAACTCCGTGGACGCTACTACGAGCCGGGTAAGGTCTACGCATGTGAGGCTTTGGTGGACAGCTGCCAATGATGGTGGAGTATTGAAGAACTTCTTTTTCCTTTTGATCGCTTGTGAATCCTGAAGACCTCTTCATGGTGGACTTAGGAACCCTGTCTGTCCTGAGTTCTGCGTTGGCCAAGTTGGCCAGCTTAGCGGCTCTCTCGCTGTGTTCTGACAAGTCTCGAAGGTAAAACCCAATTAATTCTTCTCCGTCATAAAACAAAGAGTCTTCAGTAATGTTTGGTTCGATTGGTCCGCAGACGTCACCTATTTTAGTTTGATGCTGTTGTTGAATTAAATGAACAATTTTCATTTTTGTTGTTTCCTAAAGCAAAAAACGTTTTCACAGGCTGGAAACCAAGATTTGGGCCAGACAGTAACACCTTTGTTTTTAAATTCTTTGCATTTTATTTCGTAGTGAATCCCCAGCTTGTCCAGAACTCTCCAATAGCGCTCTAAGTCGGGATCAATATCAAAACTCCATTCAAATATTAATTTATTAAATGTTTTGTTGGTTGTTTCAATTATGGGCATTTCGATACCTTCGATATCCATTTTAACGTTAACGCCAGGCTTTAGGGCTTCGTCAAAATTAACACACTTAACTTTAACACCTTTTCCGCTCCAGTTTTTGAGAAGACTGTTTCTCCAGAAGTTTCCGTTGTTACCCGCAAAGAGTGTGGCTTCTTTTTGGTCGTTGTGGACCAATGCTACCTGGTTAATTTTAGAAGAATAACCATTTAGTTTTAGGTTTTTTTCAAGCATCTCACAGTTGAACGGGTCTGGCTCAAATATTTCTGTTTCAGCACCAAGAGAGCAGGCTAAGAGAGAAAAAGCACCCACGTTGCCGCCACAGTCGTACCAGAAGTCTCCCTTGTTTATTTTATTGCCGCGTTTTTGATAAACGTTTTTCCCAATAACCTCTTCAAAGGTTTTTAGGTCTGATGTGTTTTCTCTGTGAAAGAATTTTATACCGTTTATTTCCGAGCTCAATATTTTCATAAGCTACCTTTTTTGTTCATCAAACAGTCTATTAGCATTTTGCCAACATAAATGCCTTTTTCTCTGTAAAGCTTTACTAGAGCGGTGGCCTGTTCGTAGTCTGCGGGCTCGAATTCGATTTGTATGGCTTTCCTTGTGTCAGACCTCATGTCGTCCAGATTCTGTGACTGGCCGTTGTCGTCTATTATTGAGTAATCCACATCAGAAGTTTTGAAGTCGTTGATGTCAAAACCTAAGCCGTCCAAGTCCCATCCTGATTGGTCGAGTTCATCTAACAGCCCTTTTAAGTTTTCGTCGTCCCAAACAGCAAGTTCAGCGCTGCGATTGTCTGCGAGGCCATAAGCTATCGCCTCTTCTTTATTTAAAGTTGTCCAGTGAACGTCGATTGTTTCCCATCCTAGTTCTATAGCCGCTTGAAGCGTTCCGTTGCCGGCTATTACGGTGCCGTCTTCCATGGCTACGATAGGTTTTTGCTGAGAGAACTTTAAAAGAGAATCTTTTATCGCCTTGATATTCTTGGCGTCGTGCTTTCGTGCGTTACGCTTATCAAACTTTAAGGACTTAATATCAACGCGTTCGTAGGATAGTTTCATAGTAGCCTCTAAATTTATATTATTTAGACCAGGCTACTAAAGTTCTCTCGTGTCGGCAAGGCTTTGTCGGTTGCTCGATCCAATATTGGATTGAGTAAACATTACAATTGATCATATTTTACGATCAAGTAAAAAAGGTACAAGCTCCAATTGCCAATATTGCCAATAGTGTCATCTCTTCCTCTCAAACAAGTTTTGAACCATACAGTCTTTAAACCCCATGTCAGGGTAAAGAGAATTGCAAAACGCATACTGAATAAGCGATACAACAAGCGCAGCCGCTGCAAGAATGGAAAACAAAATAAACATGTACCACATGTCTTGAAGAAACCCTTTGTCCCTTGACACCTTCAACGCGAATAGAGTTTTTGGCTTATCGTCCATCTTCCTCGTCCCTTGACCAACTCAACACGACATAAGATTCGCCTGTTTCCTTATCGACTGCTTGAGAGAGATGGACGACCGCACTACCAACACTGTTACGGTCGAAACTCTCAACCACAAACTTCGCAAGGCTAAACGAGTTGAGACGGATCGCCTCTTCGACTTTGACTAGAGTTTGGTTGTTCATGTCTTGCTCCAATCCAAATATTCTATCGTAATTATCCGCATACTCTTTACCGAACTTTGATCTGTCTAATGGAGCATTCATTTCTTTTTAGCCCTTACCACACTTGTATAGGTCATTGGATTCATCCCCGAATTAACAACATCTCGCTTGCTCTTGATATAACCAGCCATCAGAATCGAATAGTTCGCAAGGTCTAGCAATGTGTCAGACACCTTCTCGTCTTGCACCTTAAGCACTCCACCTTTGACAAACGTTGTGATCCGACAAAGCTTGTCTGTCATGCGCGACAAGTCATTTGGTCGAATTCATTGCGTAAAGAATTAAACACATAGCTAATACAATCATTAGAAGATATTGTTTCTCCATCTTTAAGAAGCTTTATTTTCTCAACAGCCCAACTAACAAACTCTTCAGCGGCTAGTTTGGCTTTTTCATCTTTACTTAAATCTTTATTTTCTGTAGCCAAGAGAAACCAACTTCGCGTGTACTCTCGCTAATCTTCTTTTCTTACGATCAATCCTGCGACCTAGGCCGATGACCAATCTCATGCAAGGCAACGCGTCAACTCTTTGACCGTCTTCGGAGTACATTACAACCCATAGCTTACGACAACCTACGACTGTTTCGATTTTAAAGTACATCTATTTATCTCCCTTAATTTGTTTGCGAAGCCATGTATATAACGGGCTTTCATTATTACAATGATACTCTTCTACAGCCTTCTTGTCATCGCAAGGCGGACATTCTGGCTTCATATACCCGAACAAATGAAAACCTACAAACCCAAATGTGAACGCTACTAAAGGACTCTTAAAAGCGGTACGCTGTAGGAACCGAGATACGCTAGTGCCTACGCCAGTTCTTGCAACAACTACTAGATCGTACAGACCAAGCCCGATAAGCGCCGCTGTCACCACTAAAGCCGTTATTTCCATGTTTAATTACCCCTGTATATACTAAGTATATTAGATACTTAAAATTATGTCTCAGATATTTCTCAAAAATGTCGATAAGTAGTTTATCAGCAAGATTGGCTCGCTGATAACACCTTAGGAGTTTAACATGGAAAACCAAACAATCAAAATAACTATCGAAAAACACCCTGAAGAAGTTATTGAAGTTGATCCTGAGATTATTAGAAAAATGAAAATTAGGCTTTCAAACGATTTTAAAGATTTTCTTGCCATTGCTCGTAAGCTTGGTAGGGAAAATGAATTTTTAACTGACGAAGAATTTTTTGACTGTATGGTTTCAGAGTTTCAAGACATGGTGGCTGATGTTATGATTAGTCACGGAGGATTCCCAAACAAGAATTCGTGATCTCTTTTATAGAATTGGCAATGATCGCCCTGAAATCTTTATGTTTGATGTCTGCCTCTTCAAAGTTCACGTAACAATAACCGCCTGAATCCCACACTACCACTCTAGCGTAACTAGAAGGTAGTGTTTGCCTATAAAATAAATGCCAAGTACATAAAAGCTCAATATCTTTTCGGACAGTGAAATATTTATCCGGGTAATCAATAAGCTTTGAGATAATGTCTTTGGCTTTTTTATCCAACACAAATATGTTTTTATTCATTTCTTGTCTTCAAAAAGCTTGCACGCTTCATTCATTACTCTAATAATC